CCTTGTCGGAAACGGTGACGCTGACTACCATTCCAAGAGCGTCCACGGCCACCACAAGCGGCTCCACGCTGGGGGAGACCTTGACCATCACCATCAAGCGGGCCAGCAGCAGCTTTAAGCACAAACTCTATTACACATGCGGCAGCGTCAAGGATCAACTGATTGCAGAGAATGTAAGCACATCGTACAGTTGGAATGCGCCGCCTGTGTCTCTGGCACAGCAAGCGCCAAACGCAGAGACTGTGGCGCTCACACTCACAGTAAAGACGTACAATGGCAGCACCTATGTTGGGGCGTGGTCAACGGCTGTTAAGCTTGCTGTGCCGTCAACCGTGGTTCCGGCCCTGTCTGTTGCAATCAGCGATCCAACAGGAGTGTCCGACACCTATGGTGGATATGTGCAGCTGCGTAGCAAGGTCAAGGTAGATATCACCGCATCCGGGGTGCAGGGCAGTTCCATCAAGTCTTACAGTATCAAGGTGGGCAGCATTTACGCTGCGACATCGGCCAGTGGTACAACGGATTATCTGCCCGGTTCTGGCGAACTGACTGTTTCCTGTGCTGTCACAGATAGCCGGGGGCGCACGACTACAAAGACACAAAGTATCACTGTCCTTGCTTACAGCAAACCAGCAATTACTGCTATTTCTGCCGCCCGTTGCAATGCCGATGGCACAGCAAACCGGGCTGGAACTTATGGCAAGGTGACTTTCTCCGGGGCCATTACTTCTCTTTCTGCCAAAAACACCGCAGCATATGCGGTACAGTATAGGGAAGTCGGCGCTGAAGATTGGACTACGGCAGGCCGACCGGCGGCGGGAAACTACAATCCTGCTGATATTTCTGCCGTGTTTGCCGCAGACAAAAGCAAACGCTACGAAGTTCGGGTTGTGGCAACCGATGCCTTTGAAAGCATTGGCTCCACGTTGCGTGACCTCCCGGCAGCGTATGCTCTATACCATCTGGCAAAGCATCTGCTATCTGTGGGGCTGGGCCGTCTCTGTGACAAGGCAAACGCAATTCAAGTGGGGCTGGATGTTTATTTTGATAGGGATGTACAAATAGACGGCACACTGGCGGTAGGAGGGACGACGCTGCTGGATTATGCACATCCGGTGGGGAGTGTATATATCTCCACTGCGGCCACCGACCCTGTCGATCTTTTTGGCGGCGGGACGTGGGAACGCATAAAGGATGTATTCCTGTTGGCTGCGGGTGATACATACGCAGCTGGGGCCAGCGGCGGAGAAGCAGCGCATACACTGACCGCAAATGAGATGCCGAGCCATACGCACAATCCGGCCAATCAGGCGGGGTATTACGGCTTTATCACCAACAGCCAGAAGGCGTTCACCGTGGGTGATATGGGCGTTCAGAGCGGCAGCGGGCGGTACTATCCCTACGCATCGGCGGCATTTGACATCAGCCGAAACACGGCAACCGGTGCGACCGGCGGAGGGAAGGCTCATAACAATATGCCGCCATATCTGGCGGTGTATGCTTGGCGGCGAACAGCCTAATCGTCTCGCTGCGGGTCAATGGAAAATGGGGGTGTAAGGAGGTGATACCACCTTATAACATAGCCCCAGAGGAGAAAGGAAATTACTGAATGGAAACAATCGTCGTAGCACTTATCACCGGCGGCCTGTCGCTGCTGGGGGTAATCATCACCAGCAACAAGACCACCCGTGATGTGCAGGCCAAGTTGGACACGCAGCAGGCCGTCACCGACACCAAACTGGACGAGCTGACACGGGAAGTCCGGGAGCATAACAACTTCGCCCGGCGCGTTCCGGTGCTGGAGGAGCAGATCAAGGTCGCCAATCACAGGATAGCGGATTTGGAAAGACTGCCCAACCGCTGAGCATCGCAAATCTAAAGTATGAGGAGGGATACCCATGTATCGAGGTACAACGCCCACGCTGACATTCCGCCTGCCCATTGACACGGGGAGCATCACGGTGCTGTCCTTGGCCGTAGCGCAGGCCGGACAGGTTAAAATCGAAAAAGCATTGTCGGATGTACAGCTGGACGGGAATGTTGTCTCATGCACACTGACGGAAGCCGAGACCCTGTCGCTTACTGCCGGGAGAGGCATTGACGCAAAGATACAGCTCCGGGTGGGCGTAGGCGGCCAGCGCATGGCATCTCAGGTATTCGAAGTGCCTGTGGAGCGTATTCTCCGGGATGGTGCGCTATGATCGAGTTTGCGGTAACTTTTTCTCCCGGCGCTGACCTGGAGGTCAACATGGGGCAGGTGATGGAGGTGTATGCTACCGAGGAGCGGACGGTGGAGCTGTCTATGCCCTCCGGCAATCAGGTCATCCTGCCCACCAGCAGCAAAGGAATGCGTAAGGTGACGATTCAAAAACCGGACACTATGCTGCCAGAGAACATCAAGAAGGATGTGGTGATCGGCGGCGTGACCGGAACTCTGGAGGATGGCGGCAGCTTCAAGGCAGTGATAGAACGCACGGCTGTCAGCCCTACACTTCCGGGTGATTTGACGACCATTGGTTACAGTGCGTTTAGCGGTTGTCCCAACCTTGCATTAACCAGCCTGCCGTCTGGGGTAACAAGCATCAGTGACTATGCGTTTAATAATTGCCCCAACCTTGCATTAACCAGCTTGCCGTCTGGTATGACAAATATCGGTAGCTATGCGTTTCAAAGCTGCCCCAAACTTGCACTAACTAGTCTGCCGTCTGGAATAACACGCATCGGTTACTATGCGTTCAATGGTTGCCGCAACCTGGCAATAACTAGGCTGCCACCTGGGATAACGAACATTGGTTTCGGTGTGTTTGCTAATTGCACCGGGCTAACAAGTATTACATTCGAGGGAAACCCAAAGACCATCCACTCTTCTGCATTTAACGGGTGCTCCAACCTAACCACCATTTATGTTCCGTGGTCGCAGGGGCAAGTATCGAATGCTCCTTGGGGTGCGAGCAATGCCACCATCATTTACGATTATACTGAGAATTAAAAAAGAAAGGAGACGGCAGTGAATGTACAATACCGACTAAACCGATAAACAAAGACTTGTCAACATTTTTTGTGTGCCCGAATCGGGCACGGAAAGGAGAAATTATGGAAACTTTTGGCATCGCAAGCGTGGCGGTCATCACCGTCATTACCTACCTCGTGGGGCTGGTGGGCAAGGCCAGCAGCATGAACGACAAGTGGATCCCCATCCTGTGTGGGGTCTGCGGCGGTCTGCTGGGGGCTGTCAGCTACTATCTGGCACCCATCCCGGACTTCCCGGCGGGCGACCCCATCACCGCCATTGCCGTGGGCATTGTCAGCGGTCTGGCAGCCACCGGCATCAATCAGGCTGTCAAGCAGCTGAGCAAGGGGGAGTGAGATATGGGTAAGCGCATCACTGCCGCATATCCCATCGCCAAGGCGGGCGGTATCCCCATCAACACCAGCATCCCGGCCAGCAAGGAGACCTATGACCGGCTGGGCGGGCGGGACGTGGCCTTTGTGGTGCTGCACTACACGGGCAACGTCAGCGACACCGCCGAGGCCAACTGCAAGTATTTCGCAGGCGGCGACCGGGAGGCCAGCGCACACTACTTTGTGGACGAGGACAGCATCTACCAGTCCGTACCGGCCTGTGACCGGGCGTGGGCGGTAGGCTCTCCCGCTCCGGTACATCCCCTCTGCCGCAACACCAACAGTATCTCCATCGAGATGTGCTGCTCCGGGAACTACCATGTTTCCGAGCGCACCAAGGCCAACGCTGCGGCACTGACGGCGGAGCTGTGCAAGCTGCTGGGCATCTCCGGCGTGGACACCTACGTCCTGCGGCACTACGACGTGACCGGGAAGTCCTGCCCCCGGCAGATGGCAGGGAAGAACAATGCGGAGTGGGAGGCGTTCAAGGCCAGCGTCAAGGCGCTGCTGGATGAGAATCCAAAGCCCGCACCCGCACCGACGACGAAGGAGGAGACGATCAACATGGAACTGCGTATGCTGCGCCGTGGCATGGAGGGCAATGACGTTCGGGCCGCCATGCTGCTGATGAAGGACAAGGGCTATTACCCGGATGAAATTTGGAGCGGCGACAAGCTCTTTGGCCCTAAGATGGAGGCTGGTCTGCGCCGGATGCAGGCAAAGCACAATCTGGGCGTGGACGGCATCTTGGGCTCCAATAGCTGGAATTTCCTGCTGAAATAAGTGGTAAAATAAATCCACTGGAGGGCGCAGAGGACACCGCTACGCCGGCCTCACGCCCGTGCTAAACATCCGCACCTCCACGGCACACCGTGGGAAATGATAGATCAGCACAAAAGGATCCGCAAAAAACTATCCACTATGGCACCATGCCGCGCCACAGAAACAATCCGTGCGGTAGGGCTACCGGAAGACGAGGAAACCTGTGTAATTGACGTGGACGTTTTTGGCCGCACCTGTGTACAGACGGCGGCAAAACTACATATCAGCGTAGATGGATTTTACAAATTGCGCCGCCGCGCATACCAAAAACTGGCGGATGCATTCGATTCCTAAAAATAGCCGCGCCCTTTTTGGGTGCGGCTATTTTTCGTTTTTGCACACAATTGGTGTACACTGTAACTACATTATTGCAGAATCAAGGCAGAATCCGGGCAGTTTATTTGCCCGGATTTCTTTTATTATAGAGGCAAGGAGGCGGGAATATGTACGAGCGCTTAATCAAATGCGGGTTTACCGCGCAAATGGCGCAGGATATTTGCATTCTGTACGCAGACGATCCCCAGGGGCTTTTAGCGTATGTGGAAATTGCTGAAAGCCTATATAGGGGTTGCAATCATGTATAAATATTTTAATCCAAATCCCTGCGGGAAAAACGTGTCCGATTGCACTGTCCGTGCGATCTGTAAGGCCACGGGAAAGGATTGGGGCGAGGTTTATCTCCGGCTGTGCATGCGTGGCTACTTGGACGGTGATTTACCCAATGCAAACGCCTGTTGGGGCGCGTATCTGCGGTCCTTAGGCTACCGGAGATACATCATACCGGACACTTGCCCGGACTGTTACACGGTCGGCAGGTTTGCCGATGAGCACCCGCGCGGGACATATATTCTCGCCCTCTCTGGGCATGTAGTGTGCGTTCAGGACGGGATCATCTATGACAGCTGGAACAGCGAGAACGAAATCCCGCTTTATTTCTGGGACAAAGAAACGGAGGAATGAACATGGCATATCCCTATTTCAACCCCTATTATCCGCAGCCGATGCCGGACAACCTCATGCAGATGCGGCAGATGCAGCAGCCACAGATGCAGCCCATGCAGCAGCCTATGTCGCAGCCAGTGCAACAGAACCCCATCGCACAAGGCGGCGTACAGTGGGTAAGCGGCGAGCAGGAGGCAAGAGGTTATCTCATCGCGCCCAACTCTGCCGTAGCACTGTGGGATTCCACCGCCCCCACCGTTTACCTCAAGCAGGCAGACGCAAGCGGGAAACCGACGCTTAAAATTTACGACCTTGTAGAGCGCGCAGAAACGCCACGCACAGCGGCGCAGGAAAAGGGCGTGGAATTTGTCACCCGCAAAGAGTTTGACGCTCTGGCAGCGCTTGTGGGCGAAATAAAGGGCAAGAAAAAGCGCAAGGTAGAGGAGGACGAGGACGATGACTAACCCGTTCATGGCCGCGCTGGGCGGCGGGCAGGGGCCTATGGGGAACTTTGCCCAGATGGTTCAGCAGTTCAACCAGTTCAAAGCAAATTTCAAGGGCGACCCCAAAGCCGAGGTCGAAAAGCTCTTGCAGAGTGGTAGGCTAAACCAGCAGCAGCTTAATCAGCTACAGCAGATGGCGAAGCAGTTTCAAAGCCTGATGCAGTAATCATCAACATAAATCAACATCGTGGCCACGATTTGATGAATAAAAATTTTTCAAAGGAGTGATACTATGTCTCTTTCTGACGGCGGCGTTCAGGCCACTATGCCTGTTGCGCCTACCGGCATGATGAACAGCGGCTTTGGCGGCTTCGGCGGCGATGGCGCGTGGTGGATCATCATTCTTTTCCTGTTTGTGTTCTGCGGCTGGGGCGGCAACGGCTGGGGAAACAACGCCGGCAATTCCGGCGGCGTGGTCGACGGCTATGTGCTGACCTCTGATTTTGCCAATGTCGAGCGCAAGATCGACAGTGTAAATCAGGGCCTTTGCGACGGATTTTACCAGCAGGCGCAGCTTGTCAATGGCACCAACATGGCGATGGCAAACGGCTTTGCACAGGCCGAGCTTTCCCGCAGCAACCAGCAGGCGGCGCTGATGCAGCAACTCAACGCCATGCAGATGCAGGCCGCTAATTGCTGCTGCGAAAACCGTGCAGCTATCGCCCAGGTGCGCTACGACATGGCGACGCAGGCGTGCGACACGCGCAACACCGTGCAGAACGCCACGCGCGACATCATTGACGCGAACAACCAGAACAGCCGCGCCATCCTCGACTTCCTGACGCAAAGCAAGCTGTCCGACCTCCAGACCGAGAATCAGAATCTGAAGCTGGCGGCATCTCAGGCCGCGCAGAACAACTATCTGATCTCGCAGCTGCGTCCGTGCCCTTCGCCTGCCTACATTACTTGTAACCCGTGGGCAGGCAGCGGTTACGGCGGCTGCGGATGCAATCAGGGCTGCGGCTGCTGACAACTGCATAGCATAGCTTTTTGCCGACAACGGCGAAATGGTCGGCCCCGTGCCGATACTACGATAACGCGGCGGGGCAATCGCTCCGCCGCTGTATTTTTAGAAAGGAGTTTTCCATGCCTGAATACACTGCTGTTGCTGCACAGACCGTAGCGGCAAATCAGAACGTGCTTTTTACCGAGGCGCCGATCCCCTGCACAAAGGGCCTTGTGACCCATCGCGTAGGCTCTGGCCTGTTTAATCTCCGGGGTAACTGCTCCCAGTGCCGCGTCCGCTACAAGGTGGACTTTATCGGCAATATTGCCGTAAGCGCCGGCGGGACCCCCGGCCCCATCTCCGTTGCCATTGCGGTTGACGGTGAACCTCTGCCGTCCTCCGTTGCGACGGTGACGCCCACAGCGGCGGAGGCGTTTTTCAATGTGGCGGTATCCGAGTACGTTGACGTTACAAAGGGCTGCTGCGCGTCGCTGTCCATCCGCAACGTTAGTGGCGAGGACATTGACGTGAGAAACGCAAACCTTATCATTACAAGAGTTTGCTGAGAAAGGAGAATGAACAATGGGTATGAAATCTATGTATGACCTGCGCGATATGCTCTGCAAGGAGCTGGACGAGATTACCCGCAAGGGAGAACTTGGTGCGGGTGACCTCGACATCGTGCACAAGCTGACCGACACCATCAAAAACATTGACAAGATCGAGATGCTGGAGGATGACGGCTATTCCCAGCGCCGATATTCCCAGGCCGGTGACTGGGAGGCGGACATGCGCGGAACCTATGGTAAAGGCAGCTCTTATGCCCGCCGGGGCACCCATTATGTCCGCGGCCATTATTCCCGGGACGGTGCCCGGGACGATATGAAGCGCCAGTTGCAGGAGATGCTGGACAACGCCGACGACGAAAGCATCCGCAGAGCCATCCAGCGCTGCATGGACACGATCGAGGACTAAAGGGGGTGCACCCCTATGGTCGACGAGAATGAGGTCAAGCGCTGGATAGCTCGCCTTGAAACAGAAGAATCGAGCTGGACAAACTATGAGAAACTGGCGGCGCTCTACATTATCCGTAACGAGCAAGGCGGGGAGCAACTGCAGGCGAAAGCGCCCCCAATGCTGTATTCTGCAGAGCCTGCGCCGGCCAAGAAAATAAAACCCTCCGGCAGTGAATTTTTGAAAGCGGTCGGGAATGTAGCGCAGGATAGGGCGTGGGAAGTTATGGACGAGCTTATGGACACACTAAAAATCGTCAATGAGAAAGCTTATAACAGCGTCCTAAAAAAACTAACCTAAATCGCTACTACTAACACGTTACTAACAAAGTTAATCTTGGCAAAAATAAAAAAGTCCGGGAACCCTTGAGATTCCTGGACTTTTTTGGTGGAGACTGCTGGAATCGAACCAGTGACCTCCTGCGTGTGAATTATAATCGTTTTGAATATATAGGCACAAAAGTTAATAAGAATAACAATATTTGTTGCGATTTTGCAACTTTTCGCAGAGCAATTTTGCAAGGGCTTGCCTTGGCTCCCGTCGGTAACTAACAAACTACTAACAAATTTTCGCCTTTTTAACGGCCTGCACCAATTCCTCCGCTGATGTATGGACGTATATATTTGCGGTAGTGGAGTAGTTGGCGTGGCCGAGGATCCTCTGTAGCGTTTCCGGAGCAATCCCCGCTTTTCTCGCCCAGCTCGCATAGGTGTGCCGGGTGGAGTGCGGCGTTTTGCGCTGGATTTTTAATTTTTCCAAAAGCGGGTAATAATCCCGGCGGCGGAAGTTTGCTGGGATTTTTTCCCCAGCATAGCCGGATATGAGCAGTGGGCCAGTAGCCTTATTTGCAAAATAGGCAAAGTATGGGATCCCTTCGGGGCGGATTGGGATGATCCTGTTTCGCCCAGCCTCCGTCTTTTCACCGCCGACCACATAATCTTTGTGATAATCTTTAGCCGGTAGGGAAAACAATTCCCCTATGCGCATTCCTGTGTAAATCAGCATGAGGATAATTTTTGCGGTGTCGCTGCCGTCCGCTTCCAGCTTGCTTATTTCAGCATCGGTAAATGTTTCTTTTTCTTTTTTTGTGTTTTCGGGGAGCTGGACGAATTTTGCAAAATTTGTTGTGATGATCTCCTCGCGCATGGCCCATGTGGACATCTGCGTTATGAGTTGCTTATACTTGGACACAGTGCTATGGGATTTATGCATATGGGCATCCAGTACGCCCTGGAAATCCGCCGTTTTTAAGTCCCGGAACTTCCGGTCGTGCAGCGGCGCAAAAATTTTAAATGCGCCGTCATAGCCTTCTATACCGTTTGGCCCTATTTTTTTGTAATGCTCCTCTTTCCAAGCGTCAAACACCTGGGCAAAGGTCATGTTGTACCGCTCCGTTAAATCCTTGCCTGCAAGACGTTCCAGCGCCGCTATAGCATCTTTTTTGGTGGGGTAATATCCTATAATGATTTTTTGCTTTGCAGCCACCCAGGGCCTGCGTCGGCGCCCGGCGAGCTTATACACTGTCCCGGTTCCGTTGGCCCTCCTCATTGCTTTTCCCATTTTTATCCTCCTACCCTATATTTTTATCAGTTTGATGGTGCCTGTAATATCGCAGCGCATTAATCAGCGAAGCAATGATTACACCGACGCCCACCGTAAGCAGAGCAAATAGCATCCAGCCGATTGATGTAATCTGCCCGTTGCGGATAAGCCCTGTGTGCGGGACGCTTGAATCAAACGCCAAATATCCAAATATTATGGATACGGCAATTGACAGCGAAAACGCCAGGATATACACCCAAATTTGCAATACGCGCTCCTTTTTTTCGTGCTTTGCCACTGATCCGGTCAGCTGCTCCATGCCGCCCTCCAAGTGCGCAATGCGTAGGGCTGCGCTATGCTTTGCATCTGCATCGGCCATTGCTCTGTGGGCCTCTGCCAGCTGCTCCTCCGTGGTTGGTCTCTTTACGATACCAAAATACTCATCTATAGACACACCGAGGGCGGCGCATATAAGCCCCATTTTGTATAGGCTTGGATCCTTTGACGACGCAGAAAAGTAATTGCTGATCGTGGACGATGACAGATCTGTTAAATCGGCTAAGTCTTGCGTGGTAAGATGCTGGTACTCCTTTGCCTCTCTGCAAATATCCTGCAAAGTTTTTTCCATTTCTTCCCCTCCTGCCTTATTTTGGGCAAACCTCTCTGTTTGTTTTTACCGGCTAATCGCATATTATCCGGTTTTTGGATTGACTTGCCAAACAACAAACTGATACTGTGGGTATGCGGCCAAGAGCCAGTGACGGCGATAGGCGGCAAAAAATCCCCACCGTCCGGTGCGGGGGCGGTGGGGACTATATGAAATAATTTTCTATGGCGTTCACTTAATCCCCAATAGCTTGCCGACTTTTCTTTGCCGCCCCGCCTTTGTTGTAGGAATTCCCGTTGCTTTTGCAATCTTGCGTTTTGCGCTGGTAATTCCAAGCGCACGTTTCCAGCTAAAGGAAAGCCCTGGTATTTTAAAGGAAGATTTTTTAGCCATTTCTAATTATGCTCCTTCTTAAAAAATTTTTTGTATTGTTGCCCTAAACTGTGCAACAAATGCCATATTTTGACTATAGGTAGATAAACCGAAAGGAGAAATAATGTGGATTGGAAGCAGAAAAATATAAAGATGGAAATTGTAAGCTGTGAAACGAAAAATAAATGTGATATAATAAAGAATGCAGAGCATATTGCGTTACTTTCTGAGGCGATTTCTTTAGCGAGTAAAATGACCCGCAATCAGTTTGATAAAATTATGGAGGCGATAAAATGAAAATTTGGGCTATCAGTAAAGAAAACGGCTACGAGCGCGAAATCGGTCTTGAGCTGGACAGCGTTGACCGCGAAACAGCCATCAATGAGCTTTACAAAATTGCCAGGAATCTTTTTGCCGGTGAACTTGATATGTTTTGGAAAGAGGGAGAGCAGGGCAAGGCTACCTTTTAAAGCTACGCTTTACGCTTGCACTCAATTACGGCTTGCAGCTGGTCGGATACTGCTACGCAATTTGGGCATTCCCTCACGATTAAACGGCTGAGTTCGTCAACTTTTTCCGCCGTTTCTCCCGTGGCTTTTGCGCGATAAATGCCGACGGCGTTGGTAGCGGACTGAAAGTTTGCGGGAGCCGGATACTTTGCATATAAGGAAACGGCGGCAACCATCGCATCAAAATCGGAATCGCAAGCGGCCTCTTTCTCGTGCGCCCATATTGCCCGCAGCTTTTCGATTTCTGCTTTTGCTGTCCGCTTAGAAATGTAGACAGACACTCCGGCGGATGCCAAAACAGAAAAGGCGGAAACGCCGATTTCACCCCACGAAATACTCATAATTAATTCCCCAAAGCCCCGCGGGCGGCTTTGATAAAAATCCGCAGGGTTTCCTTATCCATTTTTTTCAAAAGCTCGACAGCTTCTTTCAAATCTTCATCTTCCATTACGCCCTCGATCTCCAGATCGGGGGCTTTTTTTGCGCCCTGCGAAGCTACGGGGGCGGCTACATCGTCCGGCATAATGTCCTCTACGGAAACGCCGAGATATTCGGCAATAGCGGGAAGGCGAACATTTGACGGCTTAGTTTTCCGCGTATTCCATTGGCTATAAATGCTATTTGATAGCCCTAATGCACGGCTTAAATCGGCTCCATTTTTGCCCTTTTTGCTCAAGTAAAAGTTTATTTTGTCTATAGCGTCCATTTGCACCTCGTGTATATTGTGCAGTTCGCCAAAACTAATAAAAACTAATAGAAAGTGGTTGACTTATAACTTCTAATTAGTTATAATAAGAATCGGCGGGAGGCAATACAAAACCAAGCCCCCCTGCACTTAGCGGACTGCGGAAAATATTAAGGGTTGTTGGCACTTCCATAATACCACAGTTTGCTAAGTTGTCAAGTAAAACTTAGTTTTTGTTGATTGCGGAGAGGGAAAGCCGCCCTGATGCCGTAACATCGTGGCGGCGGCCGAGCACTTAGACCGGCGGTTGGACGATGCGGAGCCGGCTAAAGCTTTTGCACTTTTCCTCGCCGTATTCAACGGAAACTAAGCAAGAATCAAACTGGAGGTGACAGAATGAGTTTTCGCAGCGCTCGGGTGGCTGCTGGGCTAAGTGTCCGGCAGGTCATCGAGAAACTAAAGGTGACGGATGCGGCGGTTTACATGTGGGAGACCGGCACGCAGGCACCGAGAGCCAGCCGCTTGCTGGAGATCGCCGAGCTGTACGGCTGCACGGTGGACGAGCTGTTGAAGAAGGAGGATGACAAATGATCGAAACCATGACGCTGCACCAGGCATCGAAGTATCTTAGAGATAAAGGCTTGAGCCTTTGTTCTGACACTCTGGCCGACGGCCTGGAGCAGGGCGTGTACCCCTTCGGCGTGTGCATCCGCACCGACCGCAGCCGGGTATTTCAGATTTTCAAAAAGAAGCTGGATGCGTGGATCGCAGAGCGGGAGGAGTAAACATGACCAACCAAGAATACAGGGCGCTGGTGGATGCTTTTCTGGCACGGCACGATGCGCTGTGCGAAGATAAGAACCCGCTGGAGTGCGATTGCCCGGCCTGCCCCTGCAAGGGTATGTGCGATGCGCTTTACGCTGCGGAGGTGAATTGATGGACGGATATACATTGACGCTGGTCATTATAGGAGCCGCAACGGTGAGTTATTGGCTCATGCGGCTGGTGGACAAGCTGGACGGGAAGTAACACAAACGGAGGGAAAGACGATGTATTTGTGTGATTATTGTGGGGCAGCGTTCCATTCGTTGGATTACATCGAGGAAAAGTCCGATGAGTGCGGAAACAGCATAATTTATGTCTGCCCAGAGTGCGGAGAGGAGATTATCCCCGGAGAAGCGGATGAATGTCCTGTTTGCCACGGCTGGAAGCCGATGAAGTCCGCTATGTGCCACAAGTGTGAGCTGGAAACGATCGGAAATTTCAAGCTGGCTATACGGAAGTTCTCCGATGTGCAGCTTGATTATATTTCCGATCTGACGGAGGGTGAGTATCTCTCGGAGTTTTTGCATAAGGGGGGCTTGGGATGATAAACGGTGTCCTCCGGTACATAAAAGCTACAGTGGAAATCCCATTCCCGGAGGGGAAAATGTGCTGTAACCTCTGCCCACTGCTGGAGACTTATTCGCGAAATCAATGTCGGAGAACAGGCGAGTATCTGTTAGACACGAGAATCGTCGGGGCATATTGCCCGCTACAAGTTGTTGATGAGGAGAAAACCGAATGATGAATATCTACGAGAAAATCGCTGCAATCATGCAGGATGTCCAGTATTTGGCAAAGGACGATCATGTAGAGTTTGGCAGCACCAAATACAAGGCACTGAGCGAGGAGAAAGTAACCTCCATCATGCGTGCGGAACTGCTGAAACACAAACTGGTTGTATACCCAATCGCACAGACAGCCGGGAGAACTGGGAACATTACCCACGTGGATGTCATCTACCGCATGGTCAACGCGGAAAACCCGGAGGAATACATCGAGATTGCATCCTGCGGAGATGGCGCAGACACACAAGACAAGGGCAGCGGCAAGGCCATGACCTATGCGTTTAAGTATATGTGGCTGCGGGCATTTGCATTGCCCACCGGCGAGGACCCGGACAAAATTTCTTCCGCCGAGCTGGACGAGAAGGAGCGGAACGCCGCTCCGGTGTGTGAGCGATGTGGAGCTGACATTGTGTCCGTCAAGAAGCGCAACGGCGAAATGTGGACGGTAAAGGACATGGTTAAGTACTCCAAGGGCCGCTACGGAGCGCAGATGTGCGCCGACTGCATGAAGGCCGCAAAGAAGGAGCAGGACAATGTTGCAGGCTGATGTGACCGCCGCACGGTGGCAGCAGGACAGCGATGGGGCGTGGCTGTGCCTCCGGGTGCAGTCCACCGCCTCTGCAATGACCATCTGTGACGAGATGAAGCCGGACAAGCAGTATGTGGCTCAGATCAAGCGCAAGGGAAGGAGCCTTGACGCAAACGCTTATGCGTGGGTGCTGCTGGATAAACTGGCGGCACACTACGGGATTCCGAGGAATGATGTGTACCGGGAAGAAATCAGGATCATCGGTGGTGTGAGCGATGTCGTGTGCATGGTATCAAAGGCGGCGGACGAGTTCTGCCGCAGATGGGAGGCAAAAGGAACCGGCTGGATGGCGGAACAAGGGCCAAGCAAAATTCCTGGTTGCGTGAACGTGGCGGTTTGGTACGGCTCAAGCACCTACGACACAGAGCAGATGTCACGGCTGATTGACCAGATCGTTGCCGATTGCCGAGAAGCTGGAATCGAGACTATGACACCGCAGGAGTTGGATGCGCTAAAATCACGCTGGGGCGAAGCCCAGCCGTTGGGAGGTGATAAAGGTGACTGATGAAAGACGGTGCTTCCTGTGCGGCAGAAATGGAGCGGGTGACCCGCTGGAGCGGCACCATTAGGCACATCTTCGGCGGCGCGTACCGCAACAAAAGCGAGAAATACGGCCTTGTAGTGTATCTCTGCGGCGAACGATGCCACAGGAACGGTGGAAACGCTGTACACCGCAACGGGAATCAAATGCGTCTGCTGCGCCGATATGGTCAGTTAAAGGCCATGCAGGAGCAGAGATGGACGGAAGATGACTTCCGCCGTGAATTTGGAAAAAGCTATTTGTAAGGAGGAAAAATCATGGTAAAGAGCAAGGAATTGGCAGAACGGGTCATAGAACTCCACAAGAAGCAGGTCGATGAAATGAGCGCTCTTGAGAAAGAGCGGGATAAAGCCATCAAGGCTGAAAAGTATGATGAAATGGCCGATGACCTGCGCAGTATGTACATCAGCTATATCGCGGCTGGTTTCACAGAGGAACAGGCATGGAAACTGACTGAAATTGTCGTTACCAACGTCGCTAAGAAATAAGGAGGACAACGATGGTAAACAGAATGATTTTGCAGGGGCGGCTTTGCTCTGACCCTGAATTGCGCCGCACCAACAGCGGAACAGCAGTGTGCAGCTTCCGTGTGGCGTGGAGCGAAAAGGTAAAGGACAGAGAAACGAAGCTGTTCCTCCCCTGTGTGGCATGGCAGGGAACGGCAGAGCTGATCTGCACCCACTTTGCAAAAGGCAAGGAGATCATCGTTGAGGGCAAGCTTTCCAGCCGGGACTATGAGGACAAGACCGGCAACAAGCGCACCGTGGTGGAGCTGACCGCCGACAAGGTACATTTCTGCGGCAGCAAGGACGCTGTACAGAAACCCACGCAGACCTTTACGGAGATTTCCGAGGACGACGGCGATTTGCCGTTCTAAGGCGGTGCGCCGATGCCGAACAGAATCATACGCGAGAGCATCTGCACCAGCGACAGCGTAGATAGGCTTTCATGGTTCGAGGAGGTCTTGTTCTATCGGCTGATTGTTTCTTGCGATGATTTCGGACGCTATGACGGACGGGCCGCAATTATCAAAAACAGGCTATTCCCTTTGAAAGAAAATCTTACTCTGAAAACTGTAGAAAACGCCCTTCATGGACTGGCGAGTGCTGGATTGGTTACCCTTTATACTTCACAGGGCAAGCGCTTCCTCTACCTACCAACATGGGGTAAGTATCAGAACCAGAGAGCAAAGGAAAGCAAATATCCTGAGCCTGTAGAGCCTACGCAAGCAGATGAAATCATTTGCAAACAAATGAATGCAGATGTTCCCGTATTCGAGAATCGAGAATCGAGAATCGATATACGAGAATCGAGAAGCGAGAATAATGCGCGCGAGGCGCGCTTCTCTCCGCCCTCTTTGGACGAGGTTCGGGCTTATATCGCCGAACGGGGGTCTATAGTTGACGCACAGCAATTCATCGATTTCTACGCCTGCAAGGGCTGGATGGTTGGGAAAAATCGCATGAAGGACTGGAAGGCTGCCGTCAGAACATGGGAGCAGCGCAGAAAGGAGGAAGCCGGTGAACAGCCAACAAAGCAAGAATACCACGTCGGGACATGGCTGTGACATCTGCGGCGGGCTGGGCTACACCGTCCGGCGCACGGAAAGCGGCGAACTGGTGAGCAGAACCTGCAAATGCGAGATCATCCGCCGGAATAGGCTTCGCATGGAGCGTTCCGGGCTTCTGGGCCTGCTGGATAGCTGCACCTTTGAGTCGTTCCAAACTCAGGAGTATTGGCAACAGGCCGCAAAGCAAGCGGCGGAGAGGTATTTGACCGACTGGAAAGGCAAGTGGTTTTTCATCGGCGGCTCTCCCGGCACTGGGAAAACGCACCTGTGTACGGCAATTTGCGCCAAACTGATGGACGGCGGAATCCCTGTCCGGTATGTGCAATGGCGGGGAGATATTCCGGCAATCAAGGCAAAGACCAACGATGCCGAAGCATACGCCGAAGCCATGCAGCCGCTGAAAACCGTCCGTGCGCTGTATATCGACGATTTTCTCAAGGGCGGCGTAACGGATGCCGACAAAAACATTGCCTTCGATCTGCTAAATGCCAGGTATATCAACCCGGATGCAATCACGATCATCTCCACGGAGCTGACCATTGACCGCATTTTGAGCTGGGACGAGGCAATCGGTAGCAGAATCAACCAGAGGGCGAAGGATTATATGCTGAACATCGGGAAAAAGCAGAATTGGAGGCTGAAATGACCACATTACGCATGATTCCCGGCATTACATACACCCGGAAAAACCTTGAAGCATTGACCGGTATGCCGGACAGAGAGAACCGCCGGATGATACGGGAGCAGAGGCGGCAGGGTGTGCCTATCGTTGCCATGAAAGACGGCGGCTACAAGCTGGCGGAAACGGAGGAAGAAAAGCAAGCCTTACTTTCCATGTACCGCAAGCGGGCATTGGACGAGCTGGGGACATACCGACGCCTTGAAAAGGCCATGCAGGTTGACGGGCAGATGGAGATGGGAGACGGAAATGGCTGAACTGCACTTTACCATACCCCTGCCACCTGTGACGAAGAAAAACAGCCAGCGCATTATGCACAGCAGCAAGACAGGGAAATCGTTTATTATGCCGTCGCAGAAGTACATCGATTACGAGGCAAAAGCTGTGTGGTACTGCAAAAAGGCTGGTGTGCATGAGCCGATCGATTATCCAGTGGAGGTTAAATGCCTGTTTTATATGCCAACCAAGCGGCGAGTGGATTTAACCAATCTGCTGGAAGCTATGGACGATGTGCTGGTCAAGGCGCGGGTGCTGCTGGACGACCACTGCGGCATTATTGTCAGCCATGACGGGAGCCGGGTACTGTACGACAAGGAAAATCCACGCACGGAGGTGAGCATAACCGCCTATGAATGATTTTGACTATGACATCGTGCAGAAAAAGCGTGTTGCAAGAGGGGCGTTTGCCCATGTAAACCGTAAGCGCGGGAAATGCAGATTGCCAAGTGATTACCTCACTGCGGAACAAAAGAGGGAGATGAACGGGGAAATGAAAACATACAACATCACGCGGCCTATGCCTTGGGAAGATTTCAAGGCGATGCCGGATGATCTGAAGCGAGAATACCTGCGAAATATGCAGTCCTGCGGCGGTGCAGCTACATACCTTGCGGAAGAAATGGGCTGTTGCAGTGCCACCATCATAGAGTGTGGGAAAAAACTGGGGGTGCCGTTTGTGCGAGGTGGTCGGAACTTTGACTTGTGGCAAAAGAAACTATCGGAGTGGCACACAGCCGAGGTTCCGGCAGCAGAAACGCTGGAGAAGCAGTCCGATGGACCAACACCGGTGCGAAGTGTGGAACCGTTGCACGTGCGAAGTGCAGAACTGCTTCACGCACGGCTGACCATCCGGGGAGACCGGGAAAGCGTTTTGCAAAATCTACGCATGCTTATGCCGGATGAATGTGAAGTCACGGTTGAGTGGTGAGAGGAGGAAAAAACTTGTGAAGGAGCATATTACCACTGGAGGGAAGACGCTTTGCTGGACTTGTAGAAAAGCGTATGGAGGATGCTCATGGACAGAAGTAGACTACACAAAAAAGGGCTGGCCTATACGATTTGAGCCGGTAAAGGGGTGGAATGCAATCCCGACAAAAAATGAAAAATACACATCATTTTTGGTGGTAAGTTGCCCAGAGTACGATCCTGATGATAGAAAGGAGGATACACATGACGGCAGATTTTGCGGGTATGGGGAAGCGCCTGCGGGAGGCGAGGGAGAAGGAACTTATGTCGCAGAATGATTTGGCTTTGGAATCTGGTGTAGCACCATCGACAATCAGCTATATTGAGTGTGGACACAGCACCGCATCGGTGTGGGTGCTGGCACATATCTGTGATGCGCTTGGGGTATCTATGCAATGGATGGTATACGGGAGAGGAAGAAAATGAGCAGAAAGAGCATATTTACAGTTGTCGGAGGTGCGGTCCTTGGGATGCTGATTGCCGCCGGGATATTGTGGGTGGAGCCACTTGCCGCAGAAGCGGAATATGTGGAGGAGCAAGAACCTGTTTCCCCGCTGGTGGCGGAAGTAATCCGCCAAGAAACGACACAGAAAGCCGCCTACACGCACGAAAGTACCATGACCGTGACAGCATACTGCCCCTGCGAAAAATGCTGTGGAGCGTATTCAAACGGCTATACAGCCACAGGAGCGAAAGCAACACAGGGCGTGACCATCGCCACGGACCCGGATGTTATCCCGATGGGGACGGAGGTTGAGATTGACGGGCATATCTACATAGCACAGGATGTGGGCGGCGCAATTAGCGGCAACCGCATTGACCTTTACTTTGATAGCCACGAGGACGCACTCCAATGGGGTGTGCAGGAAAAGACGGCGAGGTGGAACGAATGAATCAAATCGCGCTGAACGTAGACTGCATGGAGTATATGCAGGCGCTACCGGATAAAGCATTTGATCTTGCCATTGTTGACCCACCGTATGTAATTAGCATTCATGATAGTGGCCGATTGAAAAAATACAATGCCACTGAAACAAGATGGGACGATGCGACTCCGGGTGATGTCTATTTTAGCGAATTAAAAAGATGCAGCAAAAACCAAATAATATGGGGGGGAAATTATTACGATCTTCCGCCTTGTAGGGGATTTGTTATTTGGGACAAAAAGCAGCCGGAAGATATTTCTTTTGCATCTTGCGAATTTGCCTGGACCTCTTTCGATACATCTGCGAGAACTTTTTATTACTCGCCGTTGCAAGAAAAGGGGCAAAGAATACATCCAACGCAAAAGCCCGTGGCATTGTACGAGTGGCTGCTGATGAAGTACGCCAAAGAAGGCTGGCGCATACTGGATACACACTTGGGCAGTGGAAGCAGTAGGATAGCGGCTTACAACCTCGGCTTTGAGTTTGTGGGCTGCGAGATCGAACCGACATATTTCCAACTGCAAGAACAGCGGTTTGCGGATCATACGGCGCAGGAAAGGATGTGGTAGGAGTGAAAAGCCACTGCGTAAAAGATTGCCCGGACAGGTTCCCCTGCGGGGCCTGCCGGAAGAGTTGCGAGGCGTTCCTGGCGTATGAGGCCCAGCGGCTGGCGGAAAAGCCCTGGGTGGATCGGCCCAACACCGCCGCCCGGGAGCGCTATGTGCGGCAGAGCGCGAGGTTTGCAAAGGCCGGGAAACGACATATGAGATAGGAGGTTGACAATATGGATGCTGTGAAGTTTATTGAAGAGCACAGAAGAATGTATAAGGTTACTGGGAAACATTTGCCTACTTTGGCTGAGGGAATACCGGCCGAGGACGTTGTAAAAGAAGTAGAGGAATGGTCTGCTGCACATCCGCGTAAGACGCGGCAGAGCGTGTTTCTGGAGCAATACCCGGAGGCGCTGGTTCTCGACGGGGGAACTTTGAGTGTGTGTCCCGTGCTTTTTTCTTCCGAATACAGGAATGCGTACGGGGGATGCGCAAGTCCTTATGGGTCCTGTGCCGAATGCCGCCGTGAGTTCTGGATGCAGGAGGTGGAGTGACATGGAAAATCTGTTGCAAAACATCGCCAGCGGACTGTGGATTGTGTTGGGCGTGTACTGTTTCTTCGGGCTAAGGAAGTGGAACAAGCGGTTCAGCGAGTTGTATGACGAACTGAAATGGGAGGTGGAGTGATGGAACGACTGACGAAGCGAGACACCGATGGACAGGCAATGATGGACTGCGAGAAGTGCAAAGCGGATTGGACGGGTAAGCATGGTAAGCCGATGGCTGACTGCACCGCGCTGTACTGCCGCAATCGACTCAAGAATCGCCTCGCCGCCTACGAGGACACGGGGCTTGAGCCGGAAGAAGTTCTGCCGAAAGATAAGGCGGACGAGATCGCGCTGAAGCTCATGCGTCTTGCTGATTTGGAAAGCCTTTGCAGCTATACCCGCCTGCGCGAACTGGCCGATGCCGAAAAGGACGGGCGCGTGGTGGTGCTGCCGTGCAAGGTGGGCGATACGGTGTGGGCCATTCTTGACGGTGCGAAATATGCAAGGGAATGTAAGGTTGACTTTGTGAATATCGGGAGTTTTGGCACAACTATTGTGTTTGTGGTAAAAGATGGGTTGAGAGAGCAGTACGGGGTTACCGCCGCTGCGTTCGGCAAAACCGTATTCCTGACCCGCAAGGAGGCAGAGAAAGCATTGGAGGCGAAGGAATGAAACTGACTATCATCTTCAAGGACGAGATTGAGGAACACATGAAAAAGCAATTCGGGCATTTCACGAATCCGCGGCAGGTATACGGTGTGAAGTCCGTACACATGGAAGGTGGGTATCTATACTCCACTATTTCGGACACGGTTCGCTGGCGTATGGATGACATTTCCAGATTTTACTGTGAGGAGGGCTGACGATGGATGAATTGAAACGCTGCCCTGAGTGCGGTGGAGTTGCAACCGTTATCCATATGTACGATACCTACGATAGAGCAGACTTTGTGTGGGATGCCGGTTGTGGGAGATATAGGGCTGGTGATGGCCTCCACACAAAGGAGATGAAAGTATCTGGGCTGCCCAGCAAAGAAAAAGCAATCGAAGCATGGAACAGGAGGGCTGACAATGGCGACAAAGAGAGTGTGTGACCGTTGCGGAGCGGAGATCAATCCGTTCAACTCCGTCACCTATGCCGGTATGCGGCAAGTTAAAAACGACATAAGCGACATCGAATACGAACTATGTGTTTCGTGCGCACACGAACTGCGGAAGTGGTTCAATGGGGAGGTGTCGAGGAGGGCTGACAATGGTAAGCAATAAAAGAGCGGAAGATTGCGCTAAAACACTTGCGCAGTTCTGCAAGGATCAGGGCGGATGCCAAAACTGTATATTCAGGGCGTTTGGCGCTGATCGGTGGAAATGCCATGTTGGAGAGCCTGCGTGGTGGGATCTGGAAGAAGTAGCCGACAATATGGAAGCGAAAAAGCGGAATCACGGGTATTTGTAAGGAGGTGTGGCGCAATGGCTGACCAAATGCAGTTATATGACACATCTGCCCCAACTGGGGCGCCAAGATGGACGGAGGTGACGGCGATGCGGCTGATTGACGCTGATGAAGCATTGAGACTGTTTGGCGAAGAATACGAGGAAACGAAAGAATTGATACACAACGGTGAAACTCAGCTTGATAGTCTTGCCGAGGGATTTACAGAAGCATATCACATAATCAAGTATGTTGTTCCAACCGTTGACGCTGTGGAAGTGGTGCGGTGCAATGACTGCAAGCATTACAAGCCGGATGAATACGAATGCGGATGTGATTTCGCTGGTGGACTACCGTATGTAAAGGCTGACGATTTTTGCAGTTACGGAGAACGGAGGGACTATGATTAAAGACAGCGGAGAAAGAACAAAGTTTCCAAGCGGAGCACTCCGGGATATGCACACGGGCAAGGGACGGATGGATTTGCTCCCTTGGTCGGCTATCATGGAAGTGTCGAAGCACTGCGAGGCGGGCGCTTTGAAATACGGGGAGCATAATGTCGATAAAGGGATCCCAACCCACAGTTTGTTAGATTCTGCTATTCGCCATGCGGCGAAATATCTGGCGGGCTATGTGGATGAGCCGCACCTTGTAGCTGCGGCGTGGAACCTACTGTGGGCGATCGAGATGGAGATTGTCCATCCTGAATGCGTGGACACTCCGTGGAGGGCAGCCGATGGCGAATAAAGACGCAATGCTGGAAGCCTTGGAGGAAATCGAGAACGGTATGTGCCGCATTAAGGAGCGACGGAGCATTTGGCAGAATAGCCTTGTATATGCACTCTGCCAAGCTGTGCGGCTGCTTCTGATGGACAAGATCAAGGAGGGACGGAAATGAGAATTGACGGCAAAACCCTGCCCAACAACCCCATGAAAGCGTACCAGCAGGGAAAGCTGATAGGAACAAAGCAGAATATGGATTTGGTATCCGAAGTGCTGCTTACAAAATTTGGATTCCACGTGTTGGAGGAAACGCCGGACAGCCACGACACTATGAGTGTTGAGTATCTGCAAAAATGCCTTGTGGAGCTGGTGGACGCAAAAAACAGTGGCTATGTGACCAAGAAGGATATTGCGGACGCTCTGCGGAGCGACTACAAACTAATTAACAACGCAGAGTAAGGAGGCTGGCATGAGCCGAAAACAGACGCTGCCGTATGATGTGCGGCTTGAGTGCATTGCCTATGTCAGAGGTTATCCACGGAGAGTACAGGCATACAACGACGCAAGGAGCGAGATACTGAGCGGAGGGAACAGTGCAACAGAGGGTATGCCCCGATCCCCCGGCATTGGTAGACCGGCAGAGAGCAAGGCGGAGCAGCTTGCCGCCATAGAAAACTGGCCGGAAACCAAGAAAATGCGGGCCGTTGAATACGCCATAGACCGTTGCGGGCGGGATTTGGAGAGTGAGAGCATCCGTAAACAGCTTACACAGGGGATCATGCGCAACTGTCAGGGCAAGCATAAGTATTCTCGCAACAAGATTATCGTGCCGGGGATAAGTGAGCGGACATTCAGCCGCCGGAAAGAGCAATTTCTCTATGACATAGCCATATATTGTGGTTTTGCAGAGAAAGTTGGCACAAATTCCACCTAATGATGTGCTACAATAGGTACAGTGGATGATAAGGCATAGCCATCCACCTGTCTTTCCACTCAACCCGTTTCCTCCATCTTATGCGCCGCCGGTATTGGGCGCACCTTCTGGCACCGCAAGGTCATACCGGCACAAACAGCCTGTAGGGAAACCTATGGGCTGTTGTTATATGCCGTGCGCTCGTTGCACCCCGCGATCAGGGGCGGGAGGTCGCACCTCCCACACGGCACAAATATATGCAGGCGTAGCTCAGTCGGTAGAGCTTTATCGCACGAAGGGATATGCGATTGAATGCCCTTGGTCGCTGGTTCGAGTCCAGCCGCTTGCACAAGAGGCCGGGTAGCGCCCGGACACTGTGAGACCGTTCGTCGTGGCTCACATGGAAATGACAATGCTCGCTGAAAACTGCGCTTGTCTTTATGCGTCAAGACCGGTTTGACCAGACGGAATAGGGGCTACGACTTTTCGAAGCGTAGTTGCCGGTAGCGTGTGACAATCTAAGCGGGAAGACGGCCAATATGCGGTATAGGTGCCCCGTAAGGGGAGACCACAGCGAGTGACGGGGACTTTCCCTGAAGCGCTAAAGCAGGGCAGGACTGCAATGCCGCACCAAAAGCGGAGAGCCGCTGCCGTGGGCAAATGGCATAGCGCCTGCCCGGAAGTGCGGCTATACCGCTCAGAAGTGAGCTGTGGAAAAGACATTGCCACCTGCTGGCAAACTGTGTAACCCATGTTTGAGAGCTTCCAGAAGGCCGCATGGGAGGGGAAAGACTGTTACTGTAGCCAAGGGGTGGGGGCTGGTAGCAAACCGAAAGGAAGTGAGCGTATGGCTGGTGGAGCGCCGAGAAAATGGAAAAGCGTAAGCGCGATGCAGAAAGCTATTGACGCTTACTTCAAAAAGTGCGAAGGCGAACCGTTTATCGGAGATGACGGCTGTGCCGTGCGTGATAAGTACGGCATGCCGATTATCATCAACGCAAAGCCGCCGACAATCACGGGGCTTGCATTGGCACTTGGATTCACAGGGAGACAAGCACTGCTGGATTATCAAGCAAGGCCAGAGTTTGCGGACACGGTTACGCGCGCAAAGTCCAGATGTGAAGAATACGCCGAATCTCGGCTCTACGACAAAGAAGGTGCAAATGGAGCGAAATTCTCGCTTGGCTGCAATTTTGGGTGGAACTCCGAGAACGAAAAAAGCGGCGATCCTGCAGCGTTGGCGGCTTTGCTCACTGCGTTAAAGGGCGAGAACAATGCAAATTAAAACGCTATCCGCAAAGCAGCACAAAATAATGGAGTTTATCAGCTCCGATGATATTGCGCTGATTTGTGACGGCTCCGTCCGTTCCGGAAAGACGACGGTCATGTCGATGGCGTTTGTGCTGTGGGCGATGCAGAACTACGACCGCACGAATTTCGCTATTTGCGGGAAGACGGTGCAGGCGGCAGAGCGAAATATCTTAAAACCGTTGATGGAAATTGACGGGCTGGGTGTTGCGCTGTCCATGCATTACAAGGTTTCCACGAGGATTTTAACCGTTCGGTGTGGGGATAGAACAAATTGGTTTTACCTATTCGGCGGCAAGGATGAAAGCTCTTATATGCTCATACAAGGCATCACGCTTGCCGGGGGCCTATTCGATGAAGTGGCACTTATGCCGCGTTCGTTTGTGGAGCAAGCGCTTTCCCGTGCGATTTCGTTTGAGCATCCGAAGTATTTTTTTAACTGCAACCCCGAATCACCGCAGCATTGGTTTTACAAAGAGTGGATTGAAAACGAACGGGAGAATGCGCAGCACATTCACTTCCTACTTGAAGATAACCCAATTCTTACACCGCAGATGATCGAGAGGACAAAGGCCATGTATAGCGGCGTGTTCTACGACCGATACATTCGCGGATTGTGGGTAGTGGCCGAGGGGCTGATCTATCCCATGTTTGACGATAACTGCATTGTGGACGAGCTTCCGGAAAAGGGAGAATACTATGTTTCCTGCGACTACGGCACGCTTAACCCGTTTTCCGCAGGGCTGTGGTGCTGGGACGGCAAGGCGGCCACACGCATCCGTGAGTATTACTATTCCGGGCGCGAGAACCAAAAGAACAAGACGGACGAGGAATACGCCGACGAAATTAAAAAGCTCATCGGCGAGGCGGACGTCAAAAGCATCATCGTTGACCCGTCTGCCGCTTCGTTTATCGAGGTTTTGCGGCGGCGGGGCTACATGGTTCGCAAGGCAAACAACGATGTGACAAACGGTATTATGACTACGGCGCGGTTTTTGCAAGACGGCATTCTCAAAGTGCATCGTGGCTGCAAAGACTGCATCCGCGAGTTTGGGCTATATCGGTGGGACGAAAAATCCGCCGACGACAGGCCAATCAAGGAAAACGACCACGCAATGGACGAAACGCGCTATTTTGCCTATACGATTTTGAAAAATAAGGCGTATAAGCGCGATTATGTCCCCATTTGGAGCAGATAGGAGTGAGAGGCTATCAAAACTTACAATGACCTTGTTGCGGTCGGAGAAAGTGATCAGGCGCGGATTGGGTTTATTCGCGGAGCAATCAACGAGCATCGAAGCTCACACGCATATAAGACGGCGGCGGATGCTGAGGAATATTACAACGGCCTGAATCCGACCATTAATCGCTATGAAAAGATCATCTACGATATGCAGGGCCGTGCCCACACGGATATGTGGACGGCAAACCATAAACTGGCCAGCCGCTTCTTCGGTCTGGTGGTGGATCAGGAAGTTTCCTATCTTCTGGGTAACGGCGTAACCTTTGCGGAGAATGAAACACCGAAAAAACTATGCCCGGATTTCGACCAGGAAGTCATGGATGCGGCACGTGATGCGAAAATCGCGGGCGTGTCCTTCGGTTTCTGGGACCTGACGCATTTGCGGGTGTTCTCCCTGCTTGAGTTCGTCCCACTATATGATGAGGAGGACGGCGCGATGAAAGCCGGTATCCGGTTTTGGCAGGTGGCACAGGATAAGCCGTTGAGAGCGACGCTGTATGAGATCGATGGCTTTACCGAGTATTTCCAGCCCATCGGCGAGGATATGAACGTAATGCAGCCAAAGCGCAGCTATAAGCTAATCGAGCGCAAGGCGGAGGTTGGCGAAACAGAAATCTATGACGGTGGGAATTATCCGAGTTTTCCCATCGTGCCGCTGAAAAACAACAAGCGGTGTTTATCCGAGATTGTCGGCAAGCGCAACACCATCGACGCGCTGGATCTGGCGTCCTCGAACATGGTTAACAATGTGGATGAGGGAAACCTGATTTATTGGGTGCTGTCTAACTGCAACGGTATGGACGACCTCGACGATGCAAAGTTTGTGGAGCGCTTGAAAACCACGCATGTTGCCCACGCCAACGGCGATGATGGCGCAAAGGTGGAGAGTAAAACCATCGAGGCACCCTATGAGGGCACGAGCAGCACCATTGATATGCTCAAAAAAAAGCTGTACGAGGATTTCCAGTGCTTTGACGCGGCGGCGGTATCTGCCGGCAACCAGACGGCGACCGCGATCAAGGCCAGCTATGTGCCTCTGGATTTGAAAACGGATAAGTTTGAATCCGAGGTCACGCGGTTTATTGTTGAGATCCTGCGTCTGGCAGGCATTGAGGACCAGCCGAGTTATACGCGCAATCAGATCATCAACAAGAGCGAGGAAACGCAGAACATTCTTCTGGGTGCGGCGTATTACGATGACGAATACATCACGAAGAAGCTGCTGACCATCAACGGCGACATTGACCAGTACGAGGACATGGCAAAGCGGAAGGCTGCAGAAGAGATTGACCGGAGCTTTGCGGAACCGGATGCGCCGGAGGTGAACGGCGATGGCGAACAGTGACCTCGGCCACAAGCTGACCGACAAGGAGATTGCAAAGCTGGAGCGGCGTATTGCAAAACTATACCGCGATGCGGGGGAAGAACTGCAAGCCACCATCGACGCATATTTTGAACAGTTCGCCAAGCGGGACGAGGAAATGAAGGCGCTGATCGGCACCGTGCAGAACGGTAAGGAATGGACGGAAGCCGACTATAAGCAATGGCGGCTCAACCAGATCGGGCGCGGGGAACGCTATCAGGCCATGCGCGACAAGGTTGCGCAGAGGGCGACCGATGCAAACGCTGTGGCGGTGTCCTATACCAACGATGCGACGCCGGGTATTTACAGCCTGAACCGCAATTATGCGGCTTACACCATTGAACGTGTCACCGGGAATATCGGCTTTGACCTGTGGGACGAGCAGACGGTAAAGCGGCTTATGGTAGAGCAGCCGGACTTAATGCCGTACTACCCAAAGGACAGGGCACTGAAACGCGGCATCGACCTCGCGTATGGCAAGAAGCAAATCACGGCAAGCGTCACCAGCTCCATCTTGCAGGGAAAGAGCATCAAGCACATGGCGGATGATCTGCAAAAGCGCATTACCACCATGAGCCGCGATTCCGCCATCCGCACCGCTCGTACAGCCGTGACCGGCGCACAGAATGCCGGACGCATGGACAGCTACGCAGCGGCGGAGAAGATGGGGATAAAGCTCAAAAAAGAATGGTTGGCTACGCTGGACGCGCGTACACGCCACTCGCATGCCATGCTTGACGGCGAACAAGTGGCGCAGGACAAGAAGTTTTCTAACGGTTGTCGTTTTCCCGGCGACCCACAAGGACCACCGTGGGAGATATATAACTGCCGCTGTACGCTGATTGCCGCCGTGGATGGGGCAGATACATCAGACGGGCTGCGTAGGACACGCGACGGGCTTATATCTGACATGACATATGCGCAGTGGGAAGCATCGAAGCAGGGATACAGCGGCAAACAGTTATCCCCATATCACATGGGGAGCGAAAAATCTGCAAAGGATGTTACGAAGAAATACATAGATTCCGCCAAGCCCCGCATGGGTAAGGTGCGATACGAGAACGGGTACCGCTCCAAAAACCACAAAGAAGAAATAAATGTTGCAAATCAAATTAGAGAGCTGTTCGGTGGGAAAATTGTGCTATTGAAAGAATCGCAGACGCCAGGTATGAAAATGCCAGACATGCTGTGGAAAGGGAAGCAATGGGAAATAAAGTCGATTTCCACAGAAAAAGCCGCAGATAGCGCTCTGCGCAAGGCGATAAAGCAGATACACGGGAACCAAGGTGGGGTGATTTTTGATGTTGCCGATGGGATTGATAAGCAAAAACTAATTGCTGTATTGGATGCGAGAGCAACAAGAAGCAAATCGTTTAATGCAGATATAATTGCGCTGCATAACGGGTCTGTCCTCTTTGTGCGGCGATATAAAAAATGAGGCAACCCCCCACCAGAACGGGCGGAGGATTACCTCAATAAAACGGAAACATGAGTTTCCTCATTGGTAGTATATGCAATCCCCGTAAAAAAGTCAAGAGGTATTTTGTGATGAGCGTTGAAATCACCGACAACAGCAAAGAAGTCTCTGCTGCCATCAAAGCGGCGCTGCTGCGCGGGCTTGAAAAATGCGGGCTGGTGGCAGAGGGATATGCGAAAAAGCTGTGCCCCGTGGATACCGGAAATCTGCGCAACAGCATTACTCATGTGGTAGACGAGCAGGAACCGGCGGCAATCATCGGAACAGATTCTGAGTACGGTGCGTATGTGGAATTAGGAACCGGCATTTACGCCGAAGGTGGCGGCGGACGGCCTACACCGTGGGTGTATCAGGACGCAAAGGGCAACTGGCATTACACGCGCGGCAACAAGGCACAGCCGTTTTTGAAACCTGCTGCCGCTGACCATGCGGGGCAGTATCGGGACATTTTGGAAAGCGAGCTGAAAAATGGATAATGAAACCATCAAGGCCATTGAAGCCATCATCAAGCGCGGCAACGATGCGGAAATTCGCCGCAAAGGTGACGGGTACATCGTCTTAGAGGTCAAGAAAACAATCAAATACACTTCCACGTAAAAGAAAACCGCCCCGGTTAAGGGGCGGGGAAATCGTTATCTTTACTGTCTTGAATGTCCAACTGTTCCTTGATTTTGTCGTGTAACGCGTTCCACTTTCCGCTTTCGTAGTTGGTATCAAGCATAAGGAGTAAGTCGATTACTTCACGACGGGACAGTTTAATCGTCCTTGTTTTTAAGTTAATATTCATCATTTTGTTTCCCTTTCTGCCCTCGTGACCTCCGGGGCGGGCAATCATCAGATAGAGAAATGACGGACATTTCCGCGAGCGTCATACCATTTCCGGTCTTCGTCGCTCATTTTTGTGGTCGGGCGGAATGCGTTCTTCCCGGTCTTCTCGAAGTACCACTCCTTGCAGAGTTTGCAGGCATCTTTTGCGGTCTGCGCTTCGATGACAACATCGGCCAAATATTCGGTACGGTTTGCCTTGATAAAGAAATATACGGTGTACTGTTTCATGTTCTTTTCCCTTTCCGGCTTTCGCCTGTCACATTTGTTCCTTGTGAGTATATGATAATATAAGTTTACTTATATTTCAAGATGGGATATTCAACAATAATTTGTAGATTGGATTGTTGAAAATGTATAAGTTGACTTATTGTCTGGAATGTGATACCATGTTGTAAAAGGAGGTTTGCAGCATGGCAACAGAGGCGCAGATAAGGGCAAGCACGAAGTACAACCGAAAACAGGACACCATAACGGTGCGGGTGGATAAAGAAATCGGCAAAAAAATACGCGATGCCGCAGAACGGCAAGGCGTAAGTGTGAAAGAGTTTATTCTTGCGGCGGTAATGCCGCACATCAACGATAAGTAAATAACAACTCCCGCGCAATAGGGCGCGGGAAAGGGCAATAGGAGCCAAACAGTACGCAGATTTTGCGTGTTGTTTGGCTCTTTTCTTTTAGGTAAACACCGCGAGGTATAGCGGTTTTTATACAACGTTCGCCCCCGAAGAATTGGGGCCAAAGAAAAGGAGAACGAACAATGGCGAAATTTACCAGAGCAGAAATCAGAAATATTCTCGGCGACGCTTGCACCGAAGAGATCGAAAATCGCTTGGTTGCACTGCATCTTGGCGTAATTGACCCCCTCAAGGACGATCTCACAAAGTACAAGGCAGACGCGGAGAAGCTGCCCGGCGTCCAGAAGAAATTGGACGACCTCAAGGCAGCGGGTGATGGCGGTTACAAGGAAAAGTACGAGAAGGAACACTCGGACTTTGAAGCCTTTAAGACCGACATCACGGCAAAGGAGAGCAAGGCGGCAAAGGAAAAGGCCGTCCGGGCTTACTTTGAGAGCAAAAACATCACCGGCGCGAATCTCGACCTTGCGATGCGTGGCTGCGGCGAGGAAATGGCCGCATTGGAGATGGACGGCGACAAGATCAAGGACACCAAGAGCCTTGATGCGCTCGTAGACGGCACCTACAAGGGGCTGGTTTCCACCACACAGACAAAGGGCGCGAATCCCGCCAACCCCCCGGCAAACACCGGCGGCGCAAAATCCCGAGAGGACATCTACAAGAAGGACGATAAAGGCCGCTATGTGATGTCTACGGCGGAGCGCCAGAAAGCGCTTGCCGATCTGATGGCAAGCGAAAATAACTGATTTTTTGAAAGGAGCTATTTATGGCTGCGAAAACTAATGTAACAACTTCTGCACAGTTTACCACTTCCGCCCGTGAGGTGGATTTCGTGTCCCGCTTCGCCGATAACTGGGACGCACTGCGTAACATCATGGGCATCATGCGTCCCATCCGCAAGGCCCCCGGCACGAAGCTGGTTTCCTACAAGGCCAGCGTGGACGGCGGTCTCAAGGGCGGCGCTGTGGCTGAAGGTGACGAAATCCCCTTTACCAAGATGAAGGTGGAGCCTGTTGCCTATGGCGACATCGACATTTCCAAGTACGCCAAGAGCGTGACCATCGAGAGCGTGGCAAAGTACGGCGCTGACGTTGCCGTGGAGAAGACCGACGAAGCTTTCCTCGTGGCCCTGCAGAACAAGGTTCTGACCGATTTCTACACCTTCCTTGGCACCGGCACGCTCAAGGTAACGGAAAAGACCTGGCAGCGCGCTCTTGCGATGGCAAAGGGCAAGGTGCTGGACAAGTTTGCCGGTCTCGACAAGGACGTGACCGAGGTGGTGGGCTTTGCCAACATCATCGACGCTTACGATTACCTGGGCGACAAGGAGATCACCGTGCAGACGATGTTCGGCATCAACTATGTGGAGAACTTCATGGGCTACCGCACTCTGTTCCTGCTGCCTGAGAAGTACATTGCCTCCAAAAAGGTGATCGCTCTGCCCGTGGAAAACATCGACCTGTACTATGTGGACCCGAGCGACAGCGACTTTGCCAAGCTGGGGCTGAATTACACCGTGAAGGGCGAGACCAACCTGATTGGCGTCCATGTCGACGGCGATTACAGCCGCGCCACGGGCGATATGTACGCCATCATGGGCATGAAGCTGTGGGCTGAGTATCTGGACGGCATTGCCGTGGCTACCGTTTCGGTGGCCGGTGCGGGCTAATAAATAGGAGGGCAACGTGATGCTTGAACAGGTCTTACGGCACTTGAACAACTGGTTCCTTGTGGAGATTCACGAGGGCACGTTCACCGTGGAGAACGGCAGCATTGCGCTGCCCTTTCTCCTGACCAATCAATATTTCCGCATCTGCGGCTCTGTGTTTAATGACGGTCTGCATCAATATCCGGCGGCTGACCTTACGGATGAAACCTTTACCGGAACGGTGTGGGTGTTGGCTGTTCCGAAGGCTGTGGTTTTGCTTGCCGAAGATATCGCCGCATGGGAAGAAAAGAACGGTGAAGCCGTTTTAAGCCCGTACACGAGCGAAAGCTTCGGCGGGTACAGTTACACCAAGGCAAGCGGCGGAAATGCCGACACGAGCGCCGGGACGGGCTGGCAGGGCGCTTTTAAAGGCCGGTTAAATGACTGGCGCAAGCTTAAGGGGGTGGAACCGTGAGTTTACTGGACGATTTTGCCCACAAGTGCATTTTGATGGAGAAAAAGCGCACGCCTGACGGTGCGGGAGGCTACATCACTGCGTGGGAAGAGGGCGCGGAGTTCCTCAATTACCAGTCTCTTGACACATCGATGGAGGCGCGAAAAGCGGAAAAGGACGGCGTTACCTCGGTATATTCCGCGCTGGTCAACCAGAGCGTTCCCATCGAGTACAACGATTATTTCCGCGATACGGAAACGGGGATTACCTATCGTGTGACCTCAAATCCCGAGGAAAAAGCTGCGCCAAGGTCTGCGGGGGCGACCGTCCGAGCACTGAAATTCTTCACCGCAGAGCGAAAGGAGCTGCCGAAATGACAAAGGACAAGGCACTCCATGCGTGGTTTTCCCAATTCCTCCCGTCGTATCCGACCTCGAATGTGCCGGAGGATGCGACCTTCCCGTGGCTGACCTATGAGCTTATCACAGGATCATGGGAGAGCGGCGAGACCGCGCTGACGGTCAACCTCTGGTATTACACCGAGAGCGAAGCGATGCCCAACGCAAAGGCACAAGAAATCAGCGAAGCAATCGGCATGGGTGGCTGTATGGTCGCCTATGACGGCGGAGCAATGTGGATCAAGCGTGGCTCCCCGTGGTGTCAGAACATCGCAGACGAAAGCGATAAAAACATCAAGCGAAGGTATCTCAACATCACGGTGGAATACCTATCGCAAAACTGATGAAAGGAAGAAAATATGAAATTCACAAAAATTCCCTCTGATGCATTTCAGAAGCTCCAGATAAACGCCGGTATTCTGACTACCGATTTTACCCCGGCCACCGGTACCATCGGCGAAGCCGGTCAGATCGGCGCAACCACCGGCGGGATCAATTTTACCGCCACTCCGACCTATACGGACTTCGGCGAAGATATCGACAACTGCCCGAAAAACATGAAGGAGCTGAAGCGGCTCGAATCGTGGGAAGTGAAAATGGCCGGCACGTTTGTCAACGCGTCCACTGCGATCGCAAAGAGCCTTTGCGGCGCTGCTGACATTGGCACGACTGACACCACAAAGATCACGCCCCGAAACGACATCAAGGATGCGGACTTTGACGACATCTGGCTTGTCGGCGACTACTCCGACAAAAACGGAGACACCAACGGCGGTTTTATTGCGATCCATATGCTGAACGCCCTCTCCACCGGCGGATTCCAGATGCAGACCGCCGACAAGGCGAAGGGGCAGTTCGCGTTTGAGTATACGGCCCACTACTCCATGAGCGCACAGGACACTGTGCCCTTTGAGATCTACATCAAGGCCGGTACGGCGGAGGCGTAACACCATGAAACTGTCAAAAATTAAGGGGGAGCGAGTGTTTGATGTTATCGCAGACATTATCGATCCTATTGCCAACATAGCCGAGGACAAAGTAGCCGCAGCGTTGTTTCAGCGTCAGAAGCTCCCGGATGGCGTAAATGCAAAGGACTTTGTATTGGCAAGGGTTAAGAAATCTGCTCCGCTGCTTTTGCGTGGGCACAAGAAAGATCTGATTGCAATTTTGGCGGCTGTGGAAGGCGTGCCTGCAAAAAAATATGCCGCTGAGCTGACGCTTGCCAAGTTGCTGGTTGATGTTACTGAGCTTATGACGGACGAGGCCTTTACGGACCTTTTTACATCTGCGCAGACCGAGACGGCAGAAACGCCGTCCGGCTCTGTGCAGGAGAATATCGGGGAAGCCAAAGAGTAAAGCCATTTCTGGCATACTGTGTAGCGCGGTATAAGCAGGATGCAGAAGAAAAAGCATATCGAATTTATTCTGCTGATCTGCTTAAAGCAATATGCGAGCGATGCGCAGGCGTTTCAATCGATAAACGATATATTGAAATTATAGATGTGAGCAAAAAAGACAATCGCTCCTGTGAAGAAATCACCAGAGATATTGTCAATCGGTGCGGGTTACAAGTTAAAAAAGCCGCCCCGTGAAGGGGCGGCGGGCGAATATGCATTACTTGAGGACATAATCAGAAATCATTCTTCCGATTTTCCCGATGTCTGTGCCTCCCTTAAACTCGAACTTTGCGACATAACCATTGGAGAATGTCAGGACAAGTTCGCTATCCGGGATGATTTCGGCAAATCCTGGGGTTTGCACGGAGAAAAACTGCACTTTCGAATAGGGCATAGAGCCGAAGGACTTGCGCTTTCCTGTAATCCCCTGTACATCAACCGATATGACTCGTTTGTTAGTAAAAATCAGCTGGTCGCGTACGGTCTTAAATGCGGCAGCGATTTCTTCCCCGTCAATCAACAAGCCATTCACTTCACCACGCACATCGGAAACGGGAATCGGCTTTAAGTCCCACACAGAATCTTTGTTAAAACTTATCATAAATAATCCCTCCTTGCCGATATCATACCATACTATCAATGGAATGTCACGAATAATTTTCAGAATTTACAAAGAGAGCGAGGTGAACGCATGAATCTTCTTGATCTGTTTGTGAAAATATCTGTGCAAGACGAGGCAAGCGAAAATGTAGAGACATTGTCAGGAAAATTCAAAAATGGGCTTGCCGCTGCGGCTAAAGTCGGCGCCGCAGCTGTAAGTGCGGCTGCTACCGGCATTGCCGTGCTTACAAAAAAAGCGCTTACCAACTATGCTGAGTATGAACAACTGGTCGGTGGCGTTGATACGCTATTCAAGGATAGCTCTGCAAAAGTTCAAGAATATGCAGCAAATGCATATAAGACTGCCGGCCTATCCGCTAACGAATATATGGACACAGTTACAGGTTTCTCTGCGTCCTTGCTGCAATCGCTTGGCGGTGATACAGCGGCGGCGGCAGACATGGCTGATGTTGCAATCACGGATATGTCTGACAATGCAAATAAAATGGGCACGGATATGGCATCTATCCAGAACGCCTATCAGGGGTTTGCCAAGCAGAACTATACCATGCTTGATAACCTGAAGCTTGGCTATGGTGGAACAAAAGAAGAAATGCAGCGCCTTATTGACGATGCAAACGCTCTAAACGCTGCCCAAGGTAAATACACAAATTACAGCATTGAAAGCTATGCGGATATTGTCAGCGCAATCCATGATGTTCAAGTTGAAATGGGCATATACGGAACAACGGCAGATGAAGCAAGCACCACCATCCAAGGCTCTGTTTCATCCATGAAGGCCGCATGGAGCAACCTGCTTACCGGCATTGCTGACGATAACGCCGATTTCAAGACACTTATAGAGCAGTTCGTTGATAGTCTTGTTACCGTTGGCGAAAATATCATTCCGCGCATAAATATCATCATCCAAGGGCTTACGCAACTCATAACAGAAGCGTCCCAAACAATCATTCCGATGGCAGTCCAGATTTTGCTTGAAAACCTGCCAAGCATTGTTGCTGCTGGCATGGATTTAATCATTGCGCTTGTAAGCGGCATCCTTGACAACATCGATATGCTGATTGACTGTGTGCTGGAAATGGTTGATGTCATAGTCGATAAGCTGATTGACAACCTGCCGAAACTGATTGATGGTGGAATCAGGCTGATTGCTGCACTTGCTAATGGACTGATTCGTGCCATACCGAATTTGGTATCAAAAATTCCACAAATCATTTCGTCTATCGTGAAGGGGATTATCAGCGGCATCCCTGCAATTTTCGATGTCGGCAAGAACATAGTCGAAGGACTTTGGAACGGCATCAAAAGCATGGGTTCGTGGGTTTCTGGAAAAGTAAAAGACTTTTTCGGTGGAATTGTAGGTGGAGTTAAGGATTTCTTGGGCATCCACTCCCCGTCTAAAGTGTTCGCCGGTATTGGCGGCTTTATGGCTGAAGGCTTAGGCGAAGGCTTTGACGATCAATTCAAGTCCGTAAAAAAGGACATTGAAAACAGCATGGACTTTGACGCTGGCACAATTACCGCAGATGCGAACATCAGCAGGCACTATACAAGTGGTTCTTACGGAGCAGCAAGCACAAGCTGGGGCGGCGATTCCGGAAAAATTGTACTGCTGCTGGAACAGTATTTGCCTATGCTGGCAAATATGAAAGTCATCATGGACAGCGGTCAGGTTATCGGTTTGCTTGCCCCCGGCATGGATGAAGAACTGGCCAAAATCAACGCGAGGAGGGCAAGGGCCGTATGATAGGAAAAGTATTTTTTGACGGAAAAGACACTTACACAGAATACGGCCTGCTGCTTGCAAGCAAGTCCATAGCTCTGCCGGAAGTCCGCACGAACATGATCGATGTTCCGGGCCGGGACGGTCTGCTTGACGCGTCCGAAGTGTTGACCGGAGAAGTCACCTATAAGAACCGTACTATTACACTGAAGCTCACCGGCGTGGACACGGTGAGCGGCAAGACATGGCCTGCTACGATTTCCGATTTCTGCAACAAAGTCCACGGCAAGCACGTTAAAATAACATTCCCCGAGGACACCGCCCATTTTTACAGTGGGCGGTGCTCCGTTGGGCAAGTGGAGCTTGTCAAAATGATGCAGACAATCCCGGTTGCTGTCGATTGCGACCCGTGGAAATACAAGAACGCAAAAACCACGGTTTCCCGCTCTGACCTGAACACGGTCTATAAACAGCTTTCGCTTCCGAATGAAAGCCGCCCAGTGATTCCCACCATCACGGTGGCCCAGGACACCACCTTGCTTTGGGGCAGCAGCACGATCAACATCGGCGCGGGAGATCATATTTTGCCGGACATCCGGCTTGCGGCTGGAAGCAACACCCTGAAAGCAAAAGTCGCAAGCGGCACAGGTAGCATCACTGTGACATACCAGGAGGCGAGCCTGTAATGTATCAACTCAAATACAAAAACTATATCCTGTATGACCCGCGCCTTGCGGATGAAAAACTAATCGTCCGTGACCCCTCTGTGAAGCTGGCGGTCAGCAAGGCCGGGGAAATGTCCTTCACAGTGGACGCAGACCATCCGTATTTAAGCAATCTTCGGCGCATGAGCGGCCTTGTGGAGCTGCTGGACGGCACTTTTCCTATATATAGGGGGAGAATAACCAGCGATATAAAAGACTTCTACGGAGCACATAAAATCGCAACAGAGGGCATTATGGCGGCGCTGAATGATAGCATCATCAAGCCATTCAGTTTCCCGGAAGATTTCAAGGATGATGATGACTACAAAGCCGCAGCAGCAAGCGGGAATGTGGTTGATTTCTTCTTTCGCTGGATTTTGGCGCAGCACAACAGCCAAGTGTCCACGGAGCAGCAAATCAAGCCCGGTGTTTGTACCGTCACCGATAGCAACAACTACATCACCCGCAGCGCATCAGAGTATGCAACGGCAAT